AACTTCACTGGTGCTAGACATACTATCGTCAACAACGGTACAACTGTGAGTGAAGAGTTCCCGAACACATTCACTGGATTGGTACATCCTTTTAGTGGTGGCACGCTAGGCCTTACATACTGTCTTGCAAATGATCCTAGATTTGCCGAGTCAGCGGCTATACCAATCGGTGCTAGAATAACCAGCAACATAGCAGGCTTTGGTATTAGAACTGTAACGGCCATCGTGGTCACGGGCGGCAACAGATTTATATCATACGATCCTACAGGATTGACCGGCAATACCAGCACTTCACATGTGTTTAACTTCTACTGGTAATTGATGTTTGAACAACGCAGGCTGGCAGTTGACGCAGGGTTGGCAGAACTGATACAACATCAGCGTGGACTGGACCATAGACGCAGGTACGGAGCAGGCTGGCAGAGTATAGGTTATACTGGTCAGCCTTTTGCTTGGTTTGACGCAACTTATAGAGCAGTAGAAGCAGAAGCGGGTAGTATAGACACATGGTGGTTTAATGTTAATCTACAGGGTGAAGGCACGGGTTGGCATAGTCACAGCCAGTGGGCACGGGTAGGTGTGCTGTATGTACAAGTTCCCGCGGGTCTTATAGAGTTTAAAAAGGGTGAAGCATACTGGACAGAAACACCTCAAGCAGGAGATTTACTAGTATTTCCTGGTAGTTTAGAACATAGGGTACTGCCTAACACCAGCGAGCAGGTTAGAATCAGCGTGGCGTTCAACTTTAAACGGTAAATACTCACAGAGGATATAATAATGGCCGCAAACGGAATATCAACACTAGCAACTAAAGAAGCTAAACAGTTAGCCAAACTAGATCTAGCACAAACAAGACGACAAGCAGCAGGTGATACTACCGCGATATATTATAGAGAAAATAATACCTACGATATAGATAACCTGCCTACTAAGTATTCTGGAAATACATTAGTGAACAATCCAAATCCGGGTGGATTATTGCAAGGGCGTCCTTGGATCAACGTTGCATCTATCACATTCACTTCTGGGGTTTATCATCGCACAGTAACAGGCACAACGAATGCTAATGGTTACTTTGGTACTGATTTTATTCCGGCTAACGATGATCTAACATTTTTCGATACCTATGCTGCTACTTCTCAAGGTGTCTATACAAGTTTAAACTTATCCAGCCTACCAGAATATACCAGCATTATGCTGACAGGATACTTCTTAGCACCTACTACAGATACCTATACATTCTACACCAACACCGACGATGCTAGTTATATGTGGATAGGCCCAGATGCTATTACAGGATATACTCATACTAATGCCGTTGTAAAGAACGGCGGTCTTCACGGTGTTACAGAAGTGAGCGGAACCATTGCAATGACAGCGAACATCTATTATCCCTTCCGTGTTATGTTTGGTAACCTAACAGGACCTGGAACAATGACGGTTAGTTGGGCAAGTAGTACACAATCTAAAACATCAAACTGGTCTGGTAAACTGTTCTACAACTCAGCCACTAACGGATTCTAAATGTACAGAAAATATATCAACATTGTAGAAGCAGCCAACAAAGGCTGTCCCATTGCTACCTACGACATAGACGTTAATCTTAAGAATCGTCAAAAAGCCATAGATGAATATCACTATGGCCCTGCCAATCCTGATGAGCCGGGATCATATTGGAAAGAGTCAGCCAAACAATGGGGTATTGACGAAAAGACTGCGAAAACTATGACCTGTGGTAATTGTGCAGCTTTTAACATCTCTGATGCCATGTACAAGTGCATACACGACGGTATGGGCGCAGAAGCATACGATGCTGAAAAGACTCGCGAAGCCGCAGACTTGGGCTACTGTAATCTACTGCATTTCAAATGTGCAGGAACACGTAGCTGCGAAGCCTGGATCACAGGCGGCCCTATTGTAAAGTAAAATCCTCAGGAGCGAGCAATGGAAGACAATGACACAAGCTATCAACGACTAAAACCCAAATGCGCCTGCTGGTGCACCGGACACTGCGGATCAAGCTGTATGACAGATGGTTGCGATTGCAACGAGTGTTCGTGTTTAGATTGTGTAGATAAAAATGTACAGCGTGGTTATAACTGATAACGAGTTTGACGCCAACGGCTACTGGACAAATCCTGTAGAGAAGATAGTCTATTTGCCCACAGCGGAAGACGTTGCCCTGTTTGATCAGAACGGCTACGACCTTACTGACCTCGAAAAGCATTATGCATACAGCAACTGGTGCAAACCTAAGAAGCACAGAGATCATCGAACTGCAATTAAGCAGCCTTGGTTTACGCAAGAACACACAATAGAAGGTGCAGTGTTAAACCACAGTCTACTATTTGAACGCAAAGGCTATGCAGGTGCTGCCCTAGAAGAATTACAACACTGGGCACGAGCCCTGCCCCTAATCAATAAAGTAATTGCCATTCGTCCTAAGTGGGGATTAGACTTCAGTATGGACTATGTTGATCGTGCGGGCAATGCCTTTGAAGTACTGCATTGGGAATGGGACAGCTTTGACTATGATGAGATACAGGCCGTTAAATTAGAGATAGAGCCCGTACTGAAAGCTATTGATTGGCAAAACGCAGCGCAGAATATCCTAGCTAAGAAAGACCAGTGGCATCACTTAGACTTCTTTGCTCAGAGTGCATGGAAATGCCATTACTTCGGCGTACCCGAAGAACGATTCAAAATGGTTGCCTGGCGATAAATAATAGCACTTATTGGAGTTGATATGAAAAGATTTTTATTATTGTTGTTAGCAGTTCCTGTATTGGCATTTGCACAGGGCAAGATGCCTGCTAAGTCAGCAACATACGATGCACAAGTTATTAGAGTGAGTGATGGCGATACTATTGTAATCGCCGCACCCTTTCTACCAGCACCACTTAAACCAGAGCTTGCTGTTAGAATCTACGGAGTCGACACGCCGGAAAAAGGACACAGAGCTCAATGTCCACAAGAAGACCAACGAGCGCAATTGGCGAGTAAATTTACAACTCAAGCCTTACAATCCCACCCAAAGCACCAAGTTATTATCTATGGATGGGATAAGTTTGGTGGCCGTATATTGGGAGATATCTTGGTAAACGGACAAAGCATTAGACAAGGACTTATCAGCAACGGTCATGCCCGTGAGTACTATGGCGAAGCTAAACAATCGTGGTGCAATTAATTTAAGAACAGAACATCTACCTTAGGAACGCTTGCGTTACTTAGATGTGCCCGGCTGCTGGGCAGAAGATTATCGGAGTCGTGCCCGGGAATGGTCCTCTAAAGTGAGCATTTTTTTACGGCTATACAATAAATACTTGTCAGGAGGACACAACCATGAAACAGAAAAAACTTTTAGTTAAACTGTACAAGGCTTGCGTCGACCATGATACCGAAACAGTTTCCGAACTACGTAAAAAAGAGTTCGCTAAGATACGGAAACACAAGGCCGAGGGCAAAACATTTACACACAAATGGACTTTGGTACAGATTTAATCAAACTGTAATCTTTTAAACAACGATACTACGGTAAATATTGCTATGCAAAAGACTTACCGTAGTATTTTTGTGAGTGATGTCCACTTAGGTACAAAAGACTGTAAGGCGGCACAACTCAATAACTTTCTTAAACACAATTCTTGTGATACATTATATCTTGTAGGCGATATAATTGATGCATGGAAAATACAACAAAACAAGTGGCGCTGGAAACAATCACATACTAACGTAGTACGCAGAGTATTAGGCCATGCTAAACGCGGCACCCGTGTATTATTCATAGCAGGCAATCACGATGAATTCCTTAGACCCATGATACCATATGGTTTCTCATTTGGACTTGTAGAGATTCACAATCAAATAGAACACATAGGGGCAGACGGCAAGCACTATCTTGTAGTTCACGGTGACCTATTTGATGGCATTACTCGTCTTGCACCGTGGATAGCATTCCTAGGAGATAAAGCATATGACATTGTTCTTACACTCAACAATAAATTTAATTGGATTCGTCGCCGTATGGGTTTTGGGTACTTTAGCCTTAGCAAGTATCTTAAGTACAAGGTTAAAAAAGCAGTAGACTTTGTATTCAAGTTTGAAGAGAACTTGGCCAACTACTGCAAGAAGCGTGGGTTTGACGGAGTCATATGCGGACACATACACCACGCAGAGATCAAAGAAATCAACGGTGTCACATACATGAATGACGGTGACTGGGTTGAAAGTTGTACGGCATTAGTTGAGCATTGGGACGGACGTTGGGAAATTATAACTTGGACCAAGGAGAATGACGATGTGGATACTGATATTAATAGCGGTTCACGTGAACAATCCTCAGGACATTCCAGGAAGAATAGAGCTGACATTCAAAGATCAACCAAGTTGCGAGACGACCCTAGCGTCAATGAAGTGGCAGCTAAAGTTCAATAATTTTAAGGTAGAAGGACAATGCAAACGACAATAAGTGATAAAATTACCATAGTAGTTCCCTGCAAGAATGAGGAAAACTACATTGCGCATTTGCTAATGCATTTACGCCAGCAATCAATAGGCAACACCAGAATCATCATTGCTGATTGTTCCACAGACAAAACACGAGAAGTTATCGAAATAATGAAAGGTGAGTTGAATGTTGAAATCATTGATGGCGGGCCTGTTAGCTTTGCTAAGAACAACGGAGCTCGATTGGTTAATACGCCCTACATATTATTCATTGATGCTGATGTGCGCTTCTTTAAAGACACTGTGATTCAAGATGCTGTCAATTTAATTGAGAGTAAGAACCTAGATCTCATTGGCCTAAACATCAAATGCTACGACAAGGATCTAAGAGCTAAAGTCGGATTTACTACATTTAATCTAATCAATCATGCATTAAAATTCTTCTCACCCTTTGCTGTGGGAGCATTCATGCTGACCCGCAGAGATCGTTTTGAAGAGTTTGGGGGATTTCCTGAACAGTTTTCCACAAGCGAAGACTTCTTCTTATCACGCAAGTATAGCCCTAAAAAGTTTAGAATCATTCGCCATCACTTTGGACAAGATAGCCGTAGGTTTAAGAAGATGGGCTATATGGGCATGGCCAAGTACCTAGTTAAGAACTTTGTCAATCGCAATAATAAAGCCTACTGGGACAGTTTAGACAGCAGTAGATACTGGAGTTAAAACAAGTTCGTAGAGTTCACTCCAATTCTTGACCACAGGGTAAGAACACTTGTGATGCATATTATGCCCGTGTTCAATAAGAACAGATTTCAAACCTAAAGCATGTCCGACATCAGCATTGGCAGGTTTATCTTCAATCCACCACATACCGCTATCTTTATAAGGTGCTAGTGCATGATCTTTATCTGCACCTGTATCTAAACAGATAACACTTTCAATAGCATTGCCAAACAACTTACGCAGATTCATTTCACGCAGTTTTTGTGCGTTCTTGTCTAAGCTCAGGCTAGTAATTACACGGAACTGGTAGCCATGTTCTTCGTGCAGTCGCTTAACGTAATGAGCAGCATCACGAAGCGCAGGAAGGAAGCCAATGGCTGCAGACTCGTTAAAAGTTTTTACAACCTTTTTGGCATCTCGTTCTTCTAGCTCGTTGTAGTGGTGATGTAGATAATAGCTTTTCTTGTTATCCGCTGTTAATGTGTATCCACGTTCTTGCATCCAAACTGAGAATGCCCATTCCCAGTCCAAAAGTACGCCGTCTGCGTCTGTGAGTATAAGTTTGTTTTTCATACTATATTATAGCATTATTTTGAATGATTGTCAACGGGATAAGTAAATTATGAATATAATAATCGCAACGTTAGTGATGACGCACATCACAATAGTCTGTGTCACGCTATATCTACACAGAAGCCAAGCACATAGAGGGATCGAATTTCACCCAATCTTAAGTCATTTTATGCGTTTCTGGCTATGGATGACAACGGGCATGACCACCAAAGCATGGGTAGCTGTTCACCGTAAGCATCATCAGAATACAGATGTGGAAGGCGACCCACATAGTCCGCACGTTTTTGGTATTAAAAGATTATTGTTAGGCGGCTGGAGTTTATATCACGAAGCTACTAAAGATCCTAGCATGGTTATTAAGTACGGCGCAGGCACTCCTAAGGATCGTATGGAAGTTTTCTATACTAGATATCACCGCTATGGCATTCTCTTAATGCTGGTCATAGACCTATTGTTATTTGGGCCATGGGGGTTTCTAGTATGGGGTGTACAGATGGTGTGGATTCCATTCTGGGCCGCTGGTTTTATCAACGGTGTCGGGCACTGGTGGGGATATCGCAATGGCGAAACCAAAGACCACAGTCGCAATGTAGTTCCTTGGGGTATACTAATTGGCGGTGAAGAACTACACAACAACCATCACTTGGATCCTGCTAACCCTAAACTGAGCCGTCGGTGGTTTGAGTTTGATATTGGTTGGATGTGGTTCAATCTGTTTAAAGTAGTTAGACTAGCAAAGCTACGCACATAACGAAAAAGGACTCCTAAGAGTCCTTTTTACTTACTATTTTATATTTCCGCTATGCGGTATACTATTACTTCTTTACGCCTGCATTAACAAATGCGTACATTTTTTCGGCGGTCTCTAATACTTTATCTAAACCTGGAAACTCTGGCATTTGAACTGTGCTAACAATTTGACCAGTCTTCTCATCACGAGTAGCTGTCATTTCCCAACCTGCAAACTTAGATTGGAAGTCATCTTGTACTAGGCTTTTTGCCATACCCAAGATATCTGTGCGGATTTCGTATCCGTTCTTGTTGAATTTAACTTCTGGTAGCTTTGGTGCTGTAAAAATTTCTGACATAATAATCTCCTGTGTGTTAATGTCTGTTGCTAACAACTACTTCTTTTTCGCTGTTAGTTTATTATATATGCCTAGAGACGAAAAAGCAACTTATTTTCCGAACTTTTTTACTCGTTCCTCAATAAGTCCAACCACTTCATCACTAAGCACCACTTCATAGTGGTTGTAATTTACTTCCACTAATTCCATATCAGCATGATGTTTTTGACTGCTGATAGTTACTACTCCATCATTGGCTTCGTGCATAAAGGGACTTTGTCCTTTTACGGTTACAATATTAGTCCAAGGATGTTGAATCTTTATTTTACTTGCCTGTTTCATGACCCAACTACTAGGCCCAATATCACGCATCAGTCTGCTAAATGGCAAGAAGTATTGAACGTAGTCCGCTACTTCGGCACCACCATAAGGAGTGCTAAGTGTAATAGCACCCTTAACAAATTCTGGCATGCTATTGGCCAAATGTAAGCTGTAAATACCGCCTAGACTGTGTGCAACAAACACCAGATCTTTATGATTTTGCAATGTTGATTGCATATCATTTAGATTGTTTTCAAACCCATTACGGCTATCATAATTGATATCGATACCGTCGCCCAATTTGCTTCTGATATAATTGAAGCTTTCGCTAGTGGCATTAGCTCCGTGAATGTACACCAAGTTCATGCCATTATTTATTGGAAATTATCTGGCCATCATAATTGCTTTAGCTTCTTCATGCATGCCTGCACGAGCCATTGCTGCCGCTGCTCTAGCTTGCCCAATACTTAGGCTGATTTCATATAGTGTGTTTAATATTTTTTTCATAGATAAGATTCCTTTTGAGAATTGAATTGTCGGATGTAATTTTCCAACTGTGCGGCATCGGTAATGCCTTTGGTGCTTAGATACGCATCTAAGCGAGTTTGATAGCTAGATCCTGGGAACATTTCGGATAGACGTTCTAGGATGGCTAACATACGATCTGATATAAATTTCATAGTGTGTCCTCTGTGTTGTAGTACTCATGGTTTCTACTGAGTATTTAGTCTACTCTTGTGCAATCGCACATTTTTCAGTACAATGTTATTATTGTTTAAAATGAGTTAAATACACGATAGGAAATAATTTATGAAACTTCGCACCAGATCAATTCTGCAGGAACTTAATGAAATTGCCGAAGTACGCAATACGGATTCGCTAATCGAAAGCCGTGCCGCCAACATCATTAATTCTGCTATTAATCTGTTGGAAAGCATACACAAACACTATGATGCTGAGAGTGCCGACGAACTAGAGCGCAGACTTATTAATGCTATTAAGGGACAAGATCCCAGCAAGTTTACACGTGGTGTGCGAAGAATTACCGAAGCACGTAAAATCAAAAAGAAATTAGAAGAATCCAATGACAACGAGTAATCTATTCGAAGGTGGCAATGTATTCAAAGGCCCCGACAAACAAGCACTAACACAGCGCATTGCCACAGGCGATGTAGAAGAAACTATTCTGTATATTGAAAAAATTACAGGACTAGATTTTACCAAAGAAAAACACGCAGACGACAAGAAGCCTGTAAAATGGTTAGGTACCACTGGGCGCAAAGAAGATCCAGATGGTACGTTTGAAAAGAATAGTAGTGGTGATCTAGACCTATCAGTAGATGCCAACGAAGTAGATAAAAAATCCTTTGCAGACAAATTGATTGCACAGTTTGGCAAAGAAAATATCAAACTCAGCGGAGACAATGTACACTGGAAGGTGCCTATCAAGGGCAGTCCAGACAACGGGTTCGTTCAAGCTGATTTTATGTTCTCAGCCAATCCCTTATTTCAACAGGGCAGCATGATTGGCGGCCAAGGCCAGTATCGTGGCGAGCACCGACATATTGTGTTAAGCTCAATCGCTCGTGCTAGAGGCATGAAGTACAGTCCTAAGCATGGATTGTTAAATGCCACAACAGATGAACTACTGCCTGACGGCAACGATTGGAACAATATTGCCAAACAGCTACTGGGGCAAACAGCCACGGTCAAAGACATTCGCTCAGTGGATGCTATCCTAAACTACATTAAAAAACTGCCTAACTACGAAGAACTAGTTGCAGGTGCAAGAGAAACACTGGGCAAGCAGGGTGTTGAATTACCCAAGAACGAAGCCTTTGAAAGCTACCAACCAGGAACAATAGGTTGGATGCGCAGAATGATAGACCTTACAAAATGAGAGCATTTGAATTCCTAACCGAAGCTGAAGCAGCACCTGCCCCTAAGAAAGTGGGCAGAGAGTTCAACCACCTAGAAGATCTTGTATTCACAGAAACCAATGGTGCGGTCAAAGCCATACAGATCCTAAAAGACCTAGCCAGCCCAGAAACCAGCATCACCATCAAGTGGGACGGCAATCCTACGGTTTACTGGGGACGTGAAGAAGATGGCACATTCCGCATGGTTGGTAAAAATAACTGGGGACGTGAAGAGGGCAAGAGTTCTAGTCCCGAAGAACTAAAACAGTTTATCATGAGCCGCGGCAAGGGCGAAGATTGGCGTGAAAAGTTTGCTGGCGACATGGCAGCACTATGGCCCATATTTGAAAAAGCAACACCTGCAGAATTTCGTGGTTATGTCTATGGAGATATTCTGTTCCATCCAGGTAAGCCTTATAAAGGTGGTGATGGCAAGATTATGTTTACTCCTAACCAAACTACCTACTCAGTTTCGGGCAGTAGCGAAGTGGGTCGTGCATTGGCCAGGGCTAAGATAGCAGTGGCAGCTCATAAGGTATTCAGCTATTTTGGAGACAAGAGTGGTGAGGACTTCAATGACCCTGAGCAGTTCAGCAGCAATCCAGACCTAAAGGTATTTGGCTTGACCAGTGTGAGTCATAGACCAGCAGTTGGTGCAGAAAATCTTGCAAAAATTGAAGCTCTAGCTAAAAATCAATCAGCAATTAATAATTTGCTAGCGCCTGTTGCAGGCATGGGCTATTTGCAAACAGAAATTTATACCTTTGTGAATACCAAATCAAAAGACAAACAACTAGACGATATCAACACCGAAGCCTTTATGGCCTTTGTGCAAAAGGCTCCTGCAAAGGCAGCTAAGATTGCAGCTCACAGCGAACAGCATCCTGGAGTTATGGACAAGCTGTTCGAGCTGGTTCGAGAGATCATGGCGGCTAAAGACGAAGTAATCCGCGAGCTTGATAGTGCAGAAGGCGACATCACAGCTACCACAGGCGGCAAGCCGGGCGGTGAAGGTTATGTTGCTGGCGGCAGCAAACTAGTGCCTAGAGACCGTTGGACTCCATTTAGAGCCGACTAAAATCAGCCGTATCGGCGTGATTTTTCCAAACCAATATAAATACTGTATAAGAATCAGGACGATTCTTAATATTGCCGGTCCCGGAGCGGGATCATTGATAAGGAGAAAACATCATGGCATCAACAACAAGAAGCAACCCAACAGCGGTAGCACTAGGTACATTACAATCTACACTACAACTAAAACTGTTCAAGTGTGTTTTGAATAACAGCGGTGACGCAACAGCACGTGACGCAACAACAGCAGCATTTTTAACTGACGAAATCGGTACAACCGGTGCTTTAATGCAGATGAAGGCCAACGGCCTTGAGCTAGCATTTATCGGTGACGGTCACGCACTTGACGTTGACACAGTTGCAATCCGTTTAGGCCGTATCATTGCAGCAGGTTCACGTACATCTTCTGGGGTATTTACATTCACTGGCGGTGGTACACTAACAGTTACTAACCCAACAACTTTCGTTGGTCTACAGACCTAATTAGTTATTTCTCAGGGATGGGAAGCACTAAAGCACCTTCGGGTGCTTTTTTGTTGGCTGGTCAATCGTAGGCGTAAATAGTAGCACATTATGGCACGCTATCAAGTTATCACTCTCGTAGACATCACTAGAACTCACGCTAGTAGATATGAAACTGACCGATTGAAATTAGGACAACAGGCCAACTTCAATGCCCTTCAACAGGCAATTGGCTTACGTTCTAACTTTTCCTTTCTGTCTGACCCCAGTCAACAGACTGGTGCTCTGCCAAGAGACCTAGAAGGTAAGGCTACCTATTGGACTTGGAACTTTGATACAGAACGTGATAGCGTTTTCCTTAAAGGTAATGATCCAGTTGGCCTATTAATTGACGATATCAATGGTGTTCCCATAACCAATCAACTAAATAATTCAGTTGATATAGACCCGGCAGCATTTATCAGCAAAGGTGATCGAGCAAATATTTGGATATACGAAATCACACAAGCGGGATAAATACAATTTAACAGGCAAAACCATTAGGCATTTCGGAACACTTAGGCACATGGCTCGGAGCGAGCACTTGACTTAACATAAAAGGAAACAGCCATAATGGCCACAACCGTAGAACGACTTGGTGTAGTAGAAACCAAGGTAGAAAACCTAAACGAAAAACTCGACGAACTCAAAGTTGATGTTAAAGACATGCACGACTGCTTAGACAAAACTAGAGATGGTTTAATGTGTAAGTTGGACGAAATGTATTCTGCATCCTGCGATCAACATGCTGAATTAGCGGGTAAGATTGGCGAACTTGAGAAATTTAGACAGAAATGGATCTATATGACAGCAGGCGGCATTGCAGTAATAGGATGGGTGTCAGGGCACATGGATCTAGTTGCCAAGATATTCAATTAACAACAAACGCTCACTTAAATAAGGGCCATAGGTCCTTTTTTTATGACTAACATTTCTAAACGCTTAGAGCAAGTAGTTAGTTCTGCACAACAAAAATTAATTGAAAAACACCAGATTCTTCCAATTAAAGTTGCGGAAGGAATCCTTGTGGGCGACGTTTTAATAGTCAGTGAAGGAATAGTCAAACATCTAAAATACATTGATAAATTCCTTTACAAGAACATATACTTAAATGCAGCAGCTATCCGTATTGCCAACATGCTGGCAGTGAACAAGCATTCAGTGCAAGCAGATAATATCTACAGACTGGATCAAGAATACGGACGTTGGTACCACGATAGTCAGCTGCTACGAGCACAGTATCAACGATCTGTCAACAACCAGGATCATGACCGAGCAGACATGTTGTGGGCTAGATACTGTGAAAGCAGAGATCGTGCAGTAAATGCCAAAAACATTGTGCAACGATTGGCTTCTATCTGAATAAATACACTATCACTCTGGACCCTTTGAAATATGAAAACTACAGACCTTTTTACAAATAATAGATCAGCAAAAAGACTCAATGAATCTTTGGCAAAAACATTTGGGCAAAAACTAAATCTAGAATCGTTTAGCATTGAACAACTTGAAGATGCCCGCAATAAATTGCGTACACAGATCTATACAGCTCGAAGTGGTTCAAACTTCAACGAAACAGTTGAAAACGAAACACTGAGCAAGGCACAGTTTATGCACGATGCTATTGTAGCAGAGTTAATGGATCGCAACGAACCTATTGTAGACAACGCTGTCTATGAAGGTCCGGACTTTGACGAACAAGCGGTAGTAGATCTTCTTAAGAAATTCGACGAAGATATGAATGAAATTGGCGGCTACGGTGATCCCGACTATGATAAAATTATGGCGGCTCTAAGCAAGGGTGATATTGAGTCTGCCATCGATGAAATTTGGAATTCTTATTCCGATCAAGATGGCGGCGAACTTCGCAATATAGATTCGTATATTCAAGATCTAGAATCCGAAATTAGTTATGTTGTACAAGGATCAGACGACGAAGGCGGCGACACCGATGATGCATATGCCCTAGCATCAGCCGGGCACGGTAGTGATGAAGACTACGGAACTTTCAATCAAGATGAAGGCTATGATATGGATCAAGTTCGAGCAGACGCTGCCGCTGGTATCAAGAAGTCCATTGACAAACAATCAGATGATCGCATTGCTAAATTAAGATCCGATAAGAACAAAGGATTTATGGCAAAGGTCGGAGACAAAATCATTGGTGGTGCAAAAGGTGCTGCTAAAGGATTTATGGGCAAAGAAGATATGAATACAAATGAAGCATACATTAACAATGCAGAAGATGCTATTAATCTTTTAGCAGATCTTAGAAAACAATCTAAGATGGCAGAACGTGGACAAGGTGATCCAGTTAGACCAAACCAATTGGTCAACGACCTTTGGGATGTTATGCAGTGGATTGAAGTCAACATGAAAAAATCCCCTGAAACGGAATCAGCACCGCCAACAGCCAAAGGTGAACGCATGGTCAAGCATATCAAGAAAGGATATGCAGATGATGGTAAGCTAACAGATAAAGAAAAATCAATTGCTTATGCAACAGCATGGAAGCAACACAACAAAGAATCAGTCGACACAGGAGAAGATATGACTAGACTACAAGAAGGTGAAATCCAGCAAGCGTCTGCGATTGTCACAGCAAAGACAATGGTTGACAGGGTTGGCCGTTGGATTGAAGAACTTTCTGGTATGGAGAACGACACTCTATTACAGTTAGGCGATTCTATCCGCGACGAAATGGGACAAGAACAGGCTAAACAATTTATTAGCACAGTTGCTCCAGCTATTCAGTCAGCATTAGAAAATCTAAAGCAGGCACGCGAAACACTATCAGGCGGAGTTCGTACATTAACAGGTGAAGAGCAACCGGCAGAAATGCTAGGCGGCGAGCCAGGTGCTGATATAGCAGCTCCAGCAGAGCCCGATGCAATGAATCCAGCAGCTGACGATATGGCCAGTGAGCCAGCAGGAGATGACTTCGATGCAGCTGAACCTGCAGCAGGCGGACTAGGTGATGCAGGCCGTGAACAACGTGAAAGTATCGACCGTCAAGGCCGCTTGTTAAAAGTATTGGCAGGATGAAATTCTTTGACATTACCAATGAGGGCGATTTTCTAAGAATTAGAGAACTTGCCCCTGCAGTGGCGCCAGGTACTCCTGGTGCGCCATTAGGTGCTACTCCTCCAGGTTCTGCGCCAACTGGTAGTGCTCCTCCGCCCGATCCACAGATGCAACAAAAAATGATGGCGCAACAGGCCTTGGATCGTGCTAATCAGAAAAAGCAATTGCAAGATCAGATCAAGTCAAAGCAAGAAGAACTTGCTGAATTACAAAAACAGTTGGCAGCTATAAAATGAGATTTTTTGAATTTTCAGGTGATGACGAAGGCGACCGATTTGTTATGGTTCTTAGGAACTATATTGGACGAGCAGCCAGCAAGAAAGCACCTGCTAAATTAAATTGGAACGGACTTAATAAAGTACTGGCCACAAATGGGTTTGAGTTAACCGCAGACTACGAAACATTCAAGGCCATGTACGATTCAATTCCAACCATTCAACAAATGGTAAAAAACTTTAATGCTGATGGCATTGAATTAAATGTGCCAGGCGCCCCAGACGAAGAACCAAAAGGCGACGGTACCCAAACAGCCGCAGATAGTCAAGCAGCAGTAGATCAAACAGCAGCTTCCGCAGCCGCTGGACAATTAGCCCAAAGCCAAACAACTCCCCAGGCTTGACAAGCTGACAATTTTCCTGTAATATATACAGTATGAATATATTACCTCCACCTTTCGTAGAACGATTCCAATATAAAAATTGCGTTCAAATAAATGATCCAATTACTCGCAAGCGTGTTTACAAAACTCCAGACGGAGAAAGCCTACCTTCTGTAACCACTATCCTTTCGGCAACAAAGGATATGACCCATTTGAATGAATGGAAGAATCGCATAGGTCATGCTAAAGCACAACAGATAACCACAGAAGCTGCTGGTGTAGGTACAGCCATGCATGCCAATCTAGAACGCTTCCTAATTGGTGAACAACGACAGCCGGGCAACAATCCTGTTCACGTACAGGCCAACAAAATGGCCGACGTAATTATCGAAAACGGCCTGAGCAAAATGGACGAAGTATGGGCCATGGAACAGAGTCTTTACTTTCCAGGCTTATACAGCGGTACTACTGACCTAGTGGGTGTTTATCAAGGACAGCCTGCTATCTGTGATCACAAGCAGACTA